AAATTAGTATAACCATCTACTTCAAGAGCATAATTACCATCCCATGAACCATCTTGCGTTATTTTTACAAGTGGTTCAGCATATCCATGAGATGTACCTTTTACATATAAAATTGTATTAGGAGAATATAATGTACTTGTTCCAATATTAAGATTTGTATCAATATTAACGTTACCAATTGAATTAATTGTAAAAATATTATCGGTAGAATAATTATAAATTTCAACTATATTATCATTACCATCATCATGTGTTATTTTTAATGATGGACCATTTGCAAATGAACTAGTGATTTCAATATTTTCAGTTATATAATTATTTGTAGTAATTGCTGTTAAATTTCCAGATACATTTAAATCATTAGTATATAATGTACCTATTATTGTTAAATCACTATTTAATTTAATATTACCAGAATCAATTATTTCAATATTAGAAGTTTTACCTTCGATTTTTAAAATATTATCATGTAAAGTAGAATCTAGTCCAATAGATGAATCTAATTGAATTTGTGTTGAAATATTATTAATATCTGCATTAATTTTTGGATATCCATTATTATCATAACTTATTGTAATATAATCCCCCGCATTTACTGGTGCAATAACATTAGCAGTACCAGGAGGTCCTCTTAATCCTTGTGGTCCGGAAGGACCAATAGGTCCTTGAGCACCTTCAATACCTTGAATACCCTGTTCGCCCTTTTCACCTTGTAATCCAGTTAAACCCTGTATACCTTGTATTCCACGCGGACCATTTGGAATTAATATATCAATAGTAGAAATGGAAGAATCTCCTATTTTTCCTAATTGAATAGTTTTATCATAATTATAAAATATAATTTCGCCAATACTATCACCTTTTTCACCAGGTGGTCCAATAATACTACCAGTTGTAAAAGTTAATTCTTCTTTAGTACCTAAAAATGTAATTTTTCCGGATTGAACATTATAATAACCACCTGTATAACCATCACCTTTTTCACCTCTTATATCATTTGTTGTAAAAAATAATCCATCGTCACTATTAAATGTAATTATACCAGATGTGTTATCATAGTAAGCATTTTTGAATCCTTTACCAGAATCTCCTTTTTCGCCTTTATCTCCTTTATCTCCCTTTTCGCCCTTATCACCTTTTAAACCACGGGGTCCAGGCGGACCCATTGTACTAATATTATCAATTTCATCTCTAGTTACAAAAGATGATGAACCAGTTATATTAAGTGTATTAATATTTAGTATACCATTAATAGTTAAATCCGAATCTAAATATAAATTACCATTATTAACAGAACTAAAATTAGAAGTTTTAGTTTCAATATTATTTAAATAATTTGAAATATTATCTATTTTTATGTTATTATCATCTATATCAGTATTTAGTAACCAATATAACTCATTATAATTAGAAATTGATAAAACATATTTATTATTAGTATTAAGAGTATTAATATTATTATTTGGTAAAATATAACTAATATTACTAATTAAATTATCAGATGAATATAATGAGATTTTATTATTATTATTATTATTAATAGATAAATAATCTGTATTAATTCCATTATTAACATATAATGAATGATTTATATTATTTAATATTTTTTGATTTTCTATTTCTTCTATAAAAAGAGAAGATTGATCGTAAAATTCTTCAATAATATCAGTAATATAAGAATATTTATAAGGCGTTTCATTTATATAAGTTGGAGTTAATTCATTATTAGTATAAAGAGGAGTAATTTTAACAATATTAAAAGTAGTTTGTATTTCACTATTTCTAATACTTTGTATATATTTATTATCAGAATTACTAGTAATATTTAAAATAATACTTGATTCAAATGTATTACTAGTTAAATCTATAGAAAGATTTTGCAATTTTAGATTATTAAAATAAATATTAGAAGTTTCATTTTCTATAATATTGTTGATTAAATTATAATCATTAAATCCAATACCTATTTTTGTATTATCATCATTGCCAATAAATAAATTATCATAATTATATATTATATCATTTTTTGTAAAAGAATTATTATTATTTTTAATAATAGAATTATCTATATTTAAAGACAGTTTATCATTATATTTAATATCATTGCCAATACAAATTAAATTATTTTCAGATAAATTATTGATATTATTATAATTACCAATTATAATTGAATTATTTAATTCTTCGATAGTATTATTATTACCAATTATATTATTAGATGATATAGGTATATTTACAACTGAATTAAAATTTGGTAAAATACTATTAGAAGTGCCTAATATATTGTTATATATTGAATCAGAATTAAAAATATTTGAATAACCAATTGATATAATATTATCAATATTAGATTTTTCATTATTATAATCATTGCCAATTATTATATTTTCACTACCATTATTTAAATATTTGCCCGCATTTTCGCCAATAATAATAGAATGTTCTATATTTTTAGAGAATTGTGCTGTATTATGTCCTATTAAAATATTAAATTCATCCTTTGTTGAAGCGGATGGTAAAATAGTTTGACCTGCATTTTCACCTATCACAATTGAAAATTTTTGATCTATTATAATATTATTTAAATTATTTGCATTATTATCTGTGGTTCCATCAAAATTAACTCTACCACCTGTATTATAATCCATATTACTTTATTAAATCATATTAATAAATTGTTTAAATCCATATATAAAAGTATAAGTAAATATTATAGGATATAAAATATATATGTATTTAATATAATTTTCAATATTATAATGTATTTTATTTATAATTATAAAATCTAATAGATTATAATAATTATTAGAATTTCTAATATTATTTATTAAATTATCCATATAATTTATTTTTAAATTATCGGAATACGAAGATGTTTTATTATAAAGTAGTAATAATTTATCGAAAGAATACATATAAAAATAATAAATTTAATTGTTTATATATTTTAGATAATATAATGAAAACAGGAGGTAGCAGGGGTTGTGCTGTAGCTATGGAAAACGGTCACTGTAATAAATTTGTATTAGATGCAAATATTGATCCAACTAAACATACGGTGTTAGATACATTGCAAAGAGATTATAGTACTCCAACATATTCTATGCCTAATATTGGAAATATTAATCCATCATATTCTTCATTCGGTATGCTAAGTACTGGTGGTGGTAAAAAAAAATATAAAAAAATTGATAAAAAAATTATAGAAAAAGTTTTAAAAAAATTATCAAATAGGTATCTCAAAAATTTAAAAACAAATATTAGAGATGTTATAAAAAAAGAATCTAAATAATTATAACGATGGAATAATAGGATAATTTAATTCTTCGCATATTTTTCTCCATATTTGATCTTGTAAATATAATTTTTCTCTACTTTTTAATAATGGAAAATATTTAAGATATTCATGTAATCCAAGTATTTGAAAAAATTTGTATAAAACATAACTATATGATAAAAAATTTTTTCTATCTTTTGGACAATGTTTTAAAAATGGACCTTGAATATCTCTAAACATTAAACACAAACGATCTTCTAATTCTGCTGAAAATTGAGGTGTTGGTATACCATTAATTCTATTTAAAATATAATTAATATGTTCATAATATTTATTTATTCTTAATCTCTTTAATATTTCGCGCATTTTTGTATATGTTATTGTTTTTGTATCAGAAATTTTCTCTTTTTTAATTTCATTTAAAATTTTCTCAAAAATTTCATCTGGAATATCGGTACTTTCTTTACCTTGAACTTGATTACACCATTCTCTAAAATGATTAATTCTTTTATAACTAAAATGCGATGTATCTTTTGCATTTTGTTTTAATATCGGTCTATTTTGTTCTACTAATAATAATTCTTGATATCCACATTTTTCACAAATCATAATCGCTTCATGTTGTAAACATGTTAATGTATTATCACATTCTTTACATATTTCAATATTTTGATTTAAATTTTTTTTTACATATTGATTATTTGTTAAAGATAAATATTCATCTACTAAACCACTTTTATCTGTATTATTTATTGGTGTAACATTTTTATTATTTAATGCATCAAGCACTGTTTTTTTCGCTTGATTATTATTTTTTGATTGGCTTTCTATAATATTATAATAGTTGAATAATATATCACTTGTATCTTTGTAGTAATCTATTTCATTATAATTTTCTATATTTTTAAGTTCTTTATTAATATTATATATATCTTCTTTTATTTTTATATTAGAATTCCATAAATTTTCATATTCAATTGTATTTAGATTTTCTCTATCTTGTGATAATATTTCTATATTTGACATAATATTATCTTTATTTAAATTTAAATTTTCCAAATTTATTAAACATTCATTATATTTTTTAGATTTATTCTCAAAATCCTTAATTATATCATGATGCATTGTATCTAATGTACATTTATCTCTATAATTTTCTGTATTATTTAATCTTTTTTTAGATGTTTTATCTTTAAACATATTATATAAACTTTTTATAATAATTCTTTTAAGTATATTGTGTTTATCTTTATTTTTTTTTCTAATTATATAGTATAAAAAGATAAAATAACAAATGGGTGGTGGTCTTCTTCAATTAGTTGCTTATGGCGCACAAGATGTGTATTTAACTGGTAATCCTCAAATTACTTTCTTCAAAGTAGTTTACAGACGTCATACTAATTTTGCAATTGAATCTATTATGCAAACTTATAATGGAACCGCACAATATGGTAGTTCTATAACTTGTACTGTATCTAGAAATGGTGATTTAATAAATAGAGCATATGTAGAAGTTGAATTACCCGGTTTGGGTTATGTAGCAGATGGTGCACACGATTGTTATGTAAATTATGTTGGATTAAAATTATTAAGATCGGTAACCGTTGAAATTGGTGGTCAACAAATTGATAAACATTATGCCGATTGGATGTATATATGGAATGAATTATCTTTACCCGCTGGTAAAAGATATGGTTATGATAAAATGGTAGGTGCAAATGGCATTAATATGTCAACCGTTCCAAAAGCTGATTCAAGTAAATTATACATTCCATTAGAATTTTGGTTCTGTCGCAATGTTGGATTAGCATTACCTTTAATTGCTCTTCAATATCATGAAGTTAAATTCAAAATTGATTTTGCTGAAAAAGATGAAGTTGCTGTTAATTATCAAGCTGCCGACGCAACTACTTCAGCAGCACATGAACCAACTGGTAATTCTGTAGCAATTGGTGATATTACAAGACTTGATATCTGGGTTGATTATATTTATTTAGATACTGATGAACGTAGAAAATTCGCTCAATTATCTCATGAATATTTAATTGAACAATTACAATATACCGGCGAAGAATCATACAGTACTCAAGTTAGATTAAATTTCAATCATCCTTGCAAAGAATTAGTATGGGTTTCTAAATGGTCCGGTGGTAAAGAAAAAACTAGCAAAAATCCTGTAGTACAATGGAACAATTATTCTGCTACGGATGAGGCAACTGATGGTGGTGTCAACCCGGTTACTACAGCACACATTAGACTAAATGGTAATGATCGTATTGCTCCACGCGATGGTACTTATTTCGATAAAATTCAACCATATCAACATCATACTAATGTACCTAAAAATGGCGGTATCAATGTATATTCTTTCGCTATTAAACCGGAAGAACATCAACCATCGGGTACTCTCAATATGTCTCGTATAGATAGCGCTGTATTAGCATTAAAAATAGAAGAAGCAGACAAGAAACAAGGTAATTTACAAATATATGCTGTTAATTACAATGTTTTACGTATTTTATCTGGTATGGGTGGTCTTGCATATTCTAATTAAGTTTTGTGTCTTATTTTTTTTTTCTAATTATATAGTATAAAAGAGAGTATAAAAATGGGCGGTGGTCTTCTTCAACTTGTAGCTTACGGCGCACAAGATGTGTATTTAACAGGTAATCCTCAAATTACCTTTTTCAAAGTAGTATATCGCAGACATACTAACTTTGCTTTAGAATCTATCCTACAAACTTTTAATGGTTCTGTTGGCTGGGGCAATCGTGTAACTGCTACCATTTCTAGAAATGGTGATTTAATCAGCCGTACTTATTTAGAATTGTCAACTACTGGTTCTACTGGATTAGCGCCAATGGTTGGTTTACGCGCTGTTAAATATGTTGAATTAGAAATCGGCGGTCAAAAAATAGACAAACATTATGGCGAATGGATGTATATCTGGAATGAATTAAGTATGCCTGTTGGCAAAAAACAAGCTTATTATAATATGGTTGGTGGACCAGGTGGCACTTCGCAGGCAGTAGGTACTATGTATGTTCCTCTTGAATTTTGGTTCTGTCGCAATGTTGGTTTAGCATTACCTTTAATTGGTTTACAATATCATGAAGTTAAGGTAAATATTCAATTTGCAGAAACAGGCGAAGTAGCTGCTACAGCCGGCTCATTATCTGCTTCCTTATGGGTTGACTATGTTTATTTAGATACTGATGAACGTAGAAAATTTGCTCAATCTTCTCATGAATATTTAATCGAACAATTACAATTTACTGGAAAAGAACAAGCAAATAGAAAACTTAAATTAAACTTTAATCATCCTGTTAAAGAATTAGTATGGGTTGCCGAAGGTGCTTCTAGAAACGTAGAGAACTGGTTTAATTTTACCAGTGATAAAGATGTAGTTACTGCTTCCACTGATAAAAAATATTCAACTCTTGCCAATCTTATTGGTCCAGCTGGTGCTCCAGTCAATTTAATTAGTAAAGCCAAACTAACACTTAATGGCAATGATCGTTTTGCTCAACGCGATGGTATGTATTTCTCAATGGTACAACCATTCCAACATCACGAAAATGTACCAAATAACGTTGGTATCAATGTTTATTCTTTTGCATTAAAACCTGAAGAACATCAACCATCTGGCACTCTAAACATGTCTCGTATTGATTCTGCAACATTAGATTTAGAATATGATGCATCTAATGATGCGGCTGATATGGTATCAGTATATGCTGTAAATTACAACGTATTACGTATATTATCTGGTATGGGTGGTATTGCGTATTCCAACTAGATAAGTTATTACTTATTTTTTTTCTTAAATAATATAATAGAAAGAACAAAAATAAAATGGGTGGTGGTCTTCTTCAACTCGTCGCTTATGGTGCTCAAGATGTATATTTAACAGGTAATCCTCAAATTACCTTTTTTAAAGTAGTATATCGTAGACATACTAACTTTGCTTTAGAATCTATACAACAAACTTTCAATGGTTCTGTAGGTTATGGACAACGTGTTACAAGCACTATTTCTAGAAATGGTGATTTAATCAGTCGTGCATATTTAGTTGTTAATACAACCGAAGCCTTATGTTGTCCTTATTTCGGTTTACGTTTAGTAAAATATGCAGAAGTTGAAATTGGAGGACAAAAAATAGATAAACATTATGCTGAATGGATGTACATCTGGAATGAATTATCATTACCTGTTGGTAAAAAGGATGCTTATTTCAGTATGGTTGGTGGTGCTGGCGGTGATTTAAATGGTAATTTATATGTTCCTCTTGAATTTTGGTTCTGTCGCAATGTAGGTTTAGCATTACCTTTAATTGGTTTACAATATCATGAAGTTAAAATTAATATTCAATTTGCTACTGAGGGAGAATGTCTTAAAAACGGAGAATCAACAGCAACTGCTAACGCAACATTAAATGCATCATTATGGGTTGATTATGTTTATTTAGATACTGATGAACGTAGAAAATTCGCTCAATCTTCTCACGAATATTTAATTGAACAATTACAATTTACCGGCAAAGAAGCTGCTGGTAATAAAATTAAATTAAATTTCAACCATCCTGTTAAGGAATTGGTATGGACCGTGCAAACTGATAGTGCAAATAATGATAATTGGTTTAACTTTACTAGCACTGCAGCTGCTGTTACACAGGGTTCGACTGCGGCCTCTTATGATCTAGTAAGTGGACTAATAGGTCCAAAATCTGGTAAAACTAATCCTGTTAAAGAAGGTAAATTAACATTAAATGGCAATGACCGTTTTGCTTCTCGTGATGGTAAATATTTCAATTTAGTACAACCATTCCAACATCACGAAAATGTACCAAATAATGTTGGTATTAATGTATATTCTTTTGCATTAAAACCTGAAGAACATCAACCATCCGGAACTCTTAATATGTCTCGTATTGATTCTGCAACATTATCATTAGATTATGTTTCTGGTGCGGGGGGTTCAGGTAGCTCAGTTTCTATATATGCTGTAAATTACAACGTATTACGTATATTATCGGGTATGGGCGGTATTGCTTATAGTAATTAAGTTTAATTATTATATTTTTTTTTCTCCTATTATAGTATAAAAGTGAATTAAAAACAAATGGGTGGTGGTCTTCTTCAACTCGTAGCATATGGCGCACAAGATGTATATTTAACAGGTAATCCACAAATTACTTTTTTTAAAGTAGTTTATCGTCGTCACACTAATTTTGCGATGGAATCAATCGAACAAAGTTTTAACGGTAATCCGAGTATAGGATCTCGTGTTAGCGTATTGGTAACACGCAATGGTGATTTAATCAATAGAATATATTTCAGAGCTACTTTAAAAAATAAATCACCAGATAAGAAACTTGCTTTGGTTCCATATTATGGTTTAAGATTACTTAAAAATATTGAATTAGAAATTGGTGGACAACGTATTGATAAACATTATTCTGAATGGTTATATATTTGGAATGAATTAAGTATGCCCGTGGGTAAAAAAACTGGTTATGATGTTATGGTCGGTGGCAATCAAAGAAATACATCTGTTTTACTTGCGGCAGGAGCCGAAGTAGAAGTATATGTACCTTTAGAATTTTGGTTCTGTCGCAATGTTGGTTTAGCTTTACCATTAATTGCTTTACAATATCATGAAGTTAAAATTAATATCGAATATGCTAATGCTAATGAATTAGTAGATCAGAATGAAGGTAACTTTTCCTATGGTGGTATTGTTAAAGAATCTAGTGATAATAATGATGCAACAAATAAAGGTGGAACATTATCAATGGAAACTTCTCAATTATGGGTAGATTATATCTTTTTAGATACTGATGAACGTAGAAGATTTGCACAATTATCTCATGAATATTTAATAGAACAGTTACAATTTACTGGTGCTGACAAAATTACTGAATCATTAGGTGATGCACTTAAGAGTGTAAGAATGAATTTCAATCACCCTGTTAAAGAATTAATATGGACTATTAAACCCGATGCTAAAACCGGTAGTTCCACGAATCCCTCTGGTATTGGCGAAGTTAATACCAAAGAAAGTAAACCATATTGGAATAATTTCTCAAGTGATGCATTTAATAATTATAATCACGTTGCGGTGGGTGGCGTTAGTGATGAACAAGCATCTGCGGGTACTTCTGATGTAGCTGTTTTACCAAAGAATCCTGTTAGAAGAGCGAAATTACAACTTAATGGAAATGATCGCTTTGCTGAAAGAGATGGCGCATATTTCTCAGTGGTACAACCATATCAACATCATGAAAATACCCCAGATCATTATAAATTAGGTATAAATGTATATTCATTTGCATTGAAACCAGAAGAACATCAACCATCCGGCACTCTTAATATGTCCCGCATTGATAGTGCTCATTTACAAGTAGCAAGCAGTGTAACTGGTTTAATAAGTGTTTATGCTGTCAATTATAATGTATTACGTATATTATCTGGTATGGGTGGCCTTGCCTATTCCAATTAATTAAAAAATTTTTTTTATATAAATATAAAATTATATATTATAATATGTTTAAATATATAAAAATAATTTTATTAATTTTAAATATTAGTAATTTTAAATGTGCTAAATCTTTTATTAAACCTTATATATTTAATAATAAAAACTTAAGATCAAATATAAATATTTTAGCACTTAAAACATATAATAATTCATCTAATAAACCAAATTTAAAATTGCAAAAATATCATGATACAGCAAATTATTTAAATACATTGAATAAAAATATAACAAAAAATATAACAAATATATATAATAATATTTCTAGTGGTAAAAAATATACAGATGAATATTTAAATGAATTAAATCATAAATATAAATTAAAAATAGATAATCATAAAATATCAAATAGAAATATAATAGGTAAAATAAATATTGATGATCTAATAATGTTTAATAATTTTATAGATGCAATATATTATAATTCATTAAATTATAAATCAGATGATAATATTATAATTGAATTTAAAAATAATACAAGAAAGGTTTTTTATTATGATAATATTGATTTGAATATTACAAAAATAATAGATATTAATCAAAATATAGATTTAATAAATATTAATAATTATCCATATTATATGTTAAATACACCCTTTGCTTTTTTAATATGTGAACAAAAATAAAAAATAATAATAGAGGTAATAAATTATAATGCTTATTTCAATTAATACTTATAATTTTAAAATATTAGTATTTTTAATATTTATGATAATTATTTGTTTAATATTATTATTTATTATAAATAATGATAATCAGACAGAAACATTTGAAAATATAATTAATATAAGAGATGAAAAAAATAAAAATGCCAGGAGTAAATTAGGACTAAATTCAGATAATGAAAATATAAATAAAGGAGATAAGGGTGATAAAGGCGATAAGGGAGAACAGGGTAATAAAGGAGATAAGGGTGATAAAGGCGATAAGGGAGAATATGGAAAAATTGGAAAAAGAGGTAAAAATGCTTTACCATTTCCACCAATAAAATTTATTGATAAAGAAAGTGGAGAATTATTAGGTAAATTTCCGGAAGAAAACTATCCTTCTATAGAACAACAAGCAAAAGATGGTATACAAGAAATAGTAATACAAATTCCACGTGGCAAAGAAGGTACTAAAGGAGATACGGGTAAAACAGGTCAAAGAGGAGCAAGAGGTTTAGAAGGCAATAGTAGTTTGTGTGTAGGCAAAGGTGATTCTGGAAAACAAGGTGAAAGAGGTCCTCAGGGAGCTATAGGAGGAGAAGGTCCGCAAGGACCTACTGGGCCACCTGGTCCTGCAGGTGCAGTAGCACAAACTGGGTTACCTGGAATTCCAGGTATGAAAGGCGCACCATCACCACCAGTAGCACCACCAAAAGATGGTGAAAGAGGTCCACAAGGTCCACAAGGTCCACGAGGTCCACAAGGTCCAGCCGGACCATTAGATATTAGAAGTATTCCAAGAAATAAAAGAAAAGAACATAGAAATCACCATAATGCACATGTACCATTTATTAAAATAGAAGAAAGAACAATGGGTGGTAATGGAGGAGCAAATAATGATATATGGTTTTATAGATGGGGTGATAATTGTATATTTTATGCCATATGGCATGATGGTGGTTCTAGAAAACCAGGATTATTTCATTTTAAATCTAGTCACGTGAATAGACATCATCCCGATGCGAAACAAGGAGGTCACAGATGGCGAATGCCAAATTTAATGGGTGGATCGGGACATGGATTTGCAGATTGGGCCGAAATAAGAGATGGGGGTAGTATTAAAATTTGGGTTCATAGGGTACCACCGGGAACAAAAGCATCAATTATTCAACTATGGTGGGATAACTAGATAGAATCTAATTTATTTGAAATAGTTGTTAATTTATCATTAATTATTGATAAATCTTGATTATTTTTACGCATTTTTTCTAATGAATAATATAATGCCATTCTAATATGTTTAACATCATATTTACTTTCTAATTTACTTGTATCTAAATGATTATTGCTTCTTTTAGATTTTAATATTTTATTTTGCTCGTAAATAGAAAAATTTTCCCATTTAAATTTATTGTCAACAATATCTGTATATAATTCTAAAATTTCGTTATGTGATATTACACCAGGATTTGTAAAATTATAACAACCCATTTCTTTATTAATCATCATTTTTAAACATAATGGTAGCATATCATCTAATACAGTCATTGAATTAGAAATACTACATATTTTGTCATACTTTGTTATTTTTGTAATAAAATTTCTTTCATTATTATCACTAGAAATTGGCATCCTAATTCTTAATATTAATGCATTAGTTTGTTTTATCAACATATCAGTAAATCCTTTAACAATACTATAATTTGAACCAAAAAAATTAGGTTTATCATTTTCATTAAATTTAGTAATAGAATCATCAAATATACAACCTGTTCCAATATAAGTAAAATGAATATTATTTTTATCAGAAAATAAAGCTAATGATAATGGTACATATAAATTGTCATTAATATTTTCTTTTAATGTAGAAGGATCTTCTAAATAATCTATAGTATTATATTTTATATTATTAATAAAACCATGTGTTCTACCACTACAACAATATAAATGGGTTGTATTATATTCTAATATTTCTTTTAATATATTATCATCTTCTGCGCGTAAATTTGAATACTTATAATTAATATTATTATCATCTAATATATTACAAAATTTTTTACCAATCCAACCATTGTGACCAATTATAAAAACTTTCATATTATTTAGTATAATAAAATTTATTTTTAAATATAATTATAAAATAGAAGAAATATATATATGAAAAAATATTATTTAGATAAAGATATTGATATAAAAGGAGATTTAAGTGTAACGGGTACGATAATTACTGTTAAATCTGAAGAAACTTTTAATAATTATAATGATCTTAATAAATTAAGTGATTTAATATATTTGGATAATAATAACTTAGATATTATAATAGAAGGCGATTTAATTATACCAGAATGTAAAAATTTTGAATTAAATATTATTGGAAGTTGTACTGTATGTAATACAAAGACTTTAGAGTGATATATTACATTCAGAATATATATCATTATTTATAATAGATATCATATCAAAACTTTGAATATAAATTATATATGCTTCTAAATTATAATAATTATGAGAAAAATCAGTATAAAATGTTTCAAACATTTTTAAGATTAATAATTAAATATAAAATCAATTTTTTTATTTTAATTCTATTTATAAAAATAAAATTATTATAACTAAAGCAAATCAGATTCTTTCATTACTTTAATTAATCTAGTTAAACCAATGCCGCCGCCTGAACGTTCAAAGAAATTAAAACTTAAAAATTCATCAAGTTCTCTTTCAACTCTTTCTTTTGTAAAATTACTAAATAAAATATTCGCATATGCACCATCACTTATATTATAGAATTGTTTTCTCATTTCTTCTGGATCTGTAGATCGCTGAGCACTACCAATTGTTTCAATACCATTAATAATTACATCAATTTTTTTAGCATGACCTCCATCTACACTACTATTTTCTGCTTGTTTCATATTCCAAAATGGTGAACTAAAATTAGGGAAATGCTTTAAGAAGAAAACGGGACCATGATCTTGTCTAAGTTTTTCTTCATGTTCATGTTCAAGTTCTTTTGTTCCATATTTTTCAGCAACATCAACATAATCTCCTTCTGGATAAGTTCCAGAAGGATAAAACTTATTAAAACCCAAATGATCTAACAATTCTTCTTCCATTTTTTTCATTTCCTCCATACTACCTTTCATTTCGAATTCAAACATAGGGAATATTTTATCATGTCTACCTGGAACAGGATTTGGTTCATTTCTATAACTTGTACTTACACAGAAAAATCCTTTTGCTTCAGGTTTACTTAGTAATTCATATTCTAACCACATTTGTCCGGTTTGTGGTAAAGGCCAAACTTGACCTGCATAACTATATGTAGAAATAGTTTTGGGATCTTCACATGCAGCTAATATACTTAATCTACTTTGTGTATGAACTTCTTCAAATCCTTTTTTTTGAAAAAAGTCTCTTAATTTTTGAACAACACTATTAAATTCTGTTGTATTAATCATCCCAATTTTACATCCACTCATTTTCTTTTTCTAAACATTTATTAAATTTAATTCTTTAAATAAATTTTAAAAAAATGATATATAATTTTTTTATATATAGTATAATTTTATAATAGATATGAAAGATGATGTATCATCAATATTTTATTTTAATAATATAAATGCAATAGATATATTAAAAAATGAATATGAAATATTAAATAATTTAAATTGGGAAACAAAGTTAATTGTTTTAAAAAATCAAATTTATAAATTAGATTATTTATATTATAATAATCATCATTATTTAAAATCTAATAATTATTATTCGACTAACCAATTTGATAAATTATTTAATATAACTTATTTTAATTGGTATTTTAATGGTAAAATAATTAAATTACTAGAATATAATTAATTATTTTTTATATTATTTATAATCTTTTCTAAATTTTTTTCAAAATCATTTTTATTTACATATATAGGTTTCCACCCTATATTTATTAATTTAGTATTATCAATATTATATCTATAGTCATTAAAAGGTCTATCTTTTACTCTTATAATTTTATGATTTTTTTTATTCATTTTACAACATATTATATTTGCTAAATCATATATATATATAGGATTATTAATACCAATATTATATATTTCACTATCAACTCCATTTATTATTATAATTTCTAATGCACTTATTACATCATCTATATAAATAAAATCTCTTTTTTTATTTTGCGTACCATGTATTTCTATAGATTTATTATCTATTATATTAGATATAAATTTAGGTATTACTTTTTCATTATGTTGATTTATTCCATATACATTATTGCATCTTGTTATAATTATTGGTAAATTGTAAGAATATTTATATGTATTGATAATTAATTCAGCACATGCCTTAGTCGCGGCATATGGATTAGTTGGATTAAAATTAGAATTTTCTTTAAATATAATATTATCATTATTAGATTGACCGTAAATTTCATCTGTAGAGAAATGTATTAATTTTATTTTTTTATTATAATTAAATATAGATTCTATTAATATTTGTGTTGCAATTATATTATTATCAATGTGATTTTTAAAATAATTGTATGAATTATCGACATGTGTTTCGGCTGCTAAATGTATAATATAATTTATATTATATTTATTATATGTTTCTGTAAAATTATGATTTAATATATCATCAACTATTAAAAAAACATTATCATTCTTAAGAATATCATTAACATATTTTTTATTACCAGCATATGTTAGTTTATCTAATATAATTAATTTATTTACTTTCGTATATATATAATTACAAAAATGTGATCCAATAAATCCGCAACCACCTGTAACTAATAAATTTATATATTTTAATTCCATTTATATATTAATCATCTTATAAATTTTTAAATAAAAAAAATGATATTTAAAATATATAAATCAATAAATATTATATATATAAAATAGAGATAACAAAATTATGGAATTTTCTAAGGACTCAGAAATTATAAATATTTTAAATAGTTCAATTACATTACTTAATAATAATAATGAATTTAATATTATTATTAATAATTTTAATAATTTAAATTGGAGTGAATTAGAATTTAATAATTTTACTAGTTCTATTTCTAATAATAAAGAAATAGAAGAAATTATTGAAGATGAAGCATTAGAAATTTTAGATGATAATGATAATGGAATAATGATTTATAATATGTCAAATATTATTAAATATTGTAATAATGAATCATTAAAAGATATAAGTAATTATAAATTAATTAATAAAAAAAACATTTTATCAAATAAAGTAGACAATTTATTTGATTATAGTATTAATTTCGATATTATTGAAACGAATCAATTATCATCTTTACCAGAGAATTGGGATATTTTAAAAAAAAAATATATTATATATAAAAAAATTAAATATTTTGATACTAAAAATGATATAGAATATGTTGTTACATTGATAAAAAAAAATAAGGACAATGATACTTTTGATAATTTTAAAAATTCAAATATCATTAAAGAATTACAACATTATCAATTTAATATTTCTATAAAAAAAAGCATTGATATATCTAATATATTAGAATCTATTATAAAAATTTTACAATGTATCACATTATATCCAAATATTATGTTTAAAGAAGATCAAAAGAGAGTATTATCAGAATATTATGATTTAATTAAAAGTGATATTAAAATTAGTAGTTATAATAAAAAGGATTTTATTCCTCTGCTTACTCCAAAACCTATTACACTTGAAAAAATAAATCTTATAGATCCAAAAGAATTTGGCGCTGTTAGTATTTTAGAAGGATATACAGTAACTGAAAAAGCAGATGGCGAAAGATTATTATTATATATAAATAATGAAGGTAAAATATATACTATAAATAATACATATAATTTATTTGATACAGGATTAATAGCACAATCTAATTTATATAATAGTTTAATTGATGGCGAATATGTAACGTGTAATAAACGAATTGATAATTCTTCAAAAAACATATTTGCAGCATTTGATATGTTTTATATTAAAGGTAAAAATATAACATCTTTACCTTTAATTGCAGATAAAGACAATAATTCTAGATATAATTATCTTAAATTTGCTAAAAATTATATTGATTCTAGCAAATCAAATATTGATTTTACTGTTAAAAATTTTTATTATAATGATGATAAAAAAAATATTCTAAATTATTGTAATGATATTTTAACTAATTATAAATCTTATCCATATGAAATAGATGGTTTAATTTTTACACCATCTAAATTACCACTTTATTCTTATTATAGTAATAAACCTGTTCAAATAACAGATAATGTAAGATGGGACCGTTTATTTAAATGGAAACCACCAGAACAAAATACAATAGATTTTCTTATTAAATTTGGTAAAATTATTACAGAGAACGGTCAAAAATATAGAGAATTAAAACTTTATGTAGGTTATAATTCTAGTCAATGGGAAGATATTGGTCCCAATAAAGGATTAAAATTAAGATATGATCATAAATATGCAAAAGAACATAGATATGCATATACTTCTTATAAACCAGTTTTATTTAAACCAAATGTATATTATACATATGGTGTTGAAATAGCTTATGTTAAAATTAATTCAAAAGGCGAAATTAGAACAGATGATAATAAAATAATAGAAGATAATTCAATTATTGAATTTAGTTATGAAGTAAATGATAATATTTCAATTCATCATAGATGGAATCCATTGCGTATTAGAGATGATAAAACAAGATTATATAAAAAAGGAGAAATTAGTAAAACAATGAATGATTTAAATATTGCTATAAATATTTGGAGATCAATTCATAATAGTGTTACAAATTCTATGATTATGGGAAAAGAAGATATAAATATTAATAATACATATAATAATAATTCTATAGATAAAATATTAGATTCAGACGATGTTTATTATAGTAGAAATATTCCAAGAGAATCCTTATTATCAATACATATGTTAAATTTTCATAATCAATGTATAAAAAAAAAATTATATGAATTTAGTTCAAATCGTTCATCTTTATTAGAACTTTGTGGAGGCGAAGGCGGTGATATGAATAGATGGTTAGAATATCGTTATTCATTTATACTATCAATCGATCTAGTTAAACAAAATATTTATAATCCAAGAAGTGGTGGGTATTCGCGTTTAATTAAAAAGAAAAATCAGAGTAGAAAAATGCAAGATAAAGTATTTTTCCCTGATATAGTATTTGCGGTAGGCGATTGTTCTGTACCTATTAATACTGGCGAATGTGCTAAAATAGTTGGCGATGAAGAAAGTGAAAATATACTTAAAATAGTAATGAATAGAAATAGAAATAATCAACATCATTTAAGACATATTGCGGGTAAAGGTTCAGATAGATTTGCTGTGTGTAGTTGTCAATTCGCAATACATTATTTCTTTGAAACCGAAGAAAAACTTAATGGATTTTTAAGTAATGTTACAAATAATCTTAAAAAAGATGGTATATTTTTCGCAACATTTATGGATGGTAATTCTGTTATTAGCGAATTAGAAAAAAATGATGGAAATGTTATTAAAGGAGTAAAAGATTTAAATAATAATGATACAGCAACAACATGGGCAATAGTTAAAAATTTTGATTTAAGTATTGATAATAAATATGGTAGACAAATAGGTGTTTATATAGAAAATACACAAAAAATTATACCAGAATATTTAGTAGATTTAGATATATTAATTGATAAAGCAAAACAATATAATCTTGAATTTATAGAATCAAATACATTTGAAAAAGACTTTAATATAATTAAAGATAATATTAGCGACACTAGTAATTTATCTAGAATTGAAAAAGACATTATTGAATTAGATAAAGATGAAATTCAAAAGAAATTTTCATTTCTAAATCGTTATATTATATTTAAAAAAAAATAATTAATATATTATTAATATAAATCTTTTTTTTAATATATTTTAAATTGAGTTATTAATCAATTATATATAAAAAAAATAATTCAAATATATATATATATAAATAATGGGAAATAATCAAATTAAACAACAATATATAAATGATATAAATGATGGAATTGAATATGATCCCTATAAATTATTTGATTTACCAAGAGAATTTAATTGGGATCAATTAAAAAATTCATATAAAAAAATAGCAATTAAAACACATCCTGATAAAGGGGGTGATAAAGTACTATTTGATTATGTTACAAAAAAATTTTATGAATTAGCAGATGATTATAAAATGAGAACTGATAATAAAAATTACAATCAATTAAAAAACGAATATAATAATTATCAAGAAAAAAATACAAATACTACTAATTATAATGATAAATTTGAAGACGGTTTAAGTTTTAATGAAAGATTAAATAAACATTTCGATAGTGTTAAGATTTATGATGAAGATACAGATTTTGGATATGGTAATACAATGGAAAAATCAACTAGTATAAGAGATGATATTAAAGTAAATAATATATTTAATACTACTAAAATAAATAATAAATCATTTAATGAAGTTTTTGATAAATCAGTTAAAAATACAAGTAAGGAATTAACAAAATATAATGATCCTGTTCCAATGGTTTTAGCAAAAAATTTAGCATTTTCTGAAATTGGAGCTGGTAAAAATGATGATTATAGTAGTAGTGTTGAAAAAACTAAAAATTTAGCATATACAGATTACATGAAAGCACATACAACAAATCGTTTAATTGATACAAACGATTTAAATAATGTTAAACAATTTAAAAATGTTAAAGAATATAAAAAATATAGTGATACAAAAATTAAAAAAGGTCTAACTGATAAAGAGTTAAAACAATTAGAAAAAAAACAAAAATTAGAAGAAGAACATGAACTAAATAGATTGGATAGAATTAAAAAACGAAATGAAGAGATTTCTATAGCTTATGAAAAAGCAAATAAATTATTATTAAAAAAATAGTACATTTCTTAAAATATTTTAAAATTTAAAAATATTATTTTTTTATTAAATATAATATAAGAAATGTACTTTTTTTTTATTCTATAAATTAATAAAAAATGAAAATTATTTATAATATAATATAATATACCATTTTAATGGAATGCACTAAATGTAATAAAAAATTAGAATTAAATTGTTTTTCTTATAAAGATTTAAATAAAAAAATATTTTACTTACACTGTGATAAATGTAGACAAAAAATTACAATGCAATCAAATAAAAAAGATATTGAAAAAAAAAATTATAATAATGTTAAAGATACTAAAATAATTCAGTGTTTATGTGGGAAAAAATACATAGCATTTAGAGAGTATCATATTATTAGACATGAAAATACAAAATATCATATAAAAAATATTAATAATAATTAAATGCAATTAAATTCAGAAATCGAATTATATATGAATAAAATGGAAACTATATTAAATATTGATATTATTAAAAAAATATTAACTATAATAAATTTGGATATAATTAAAAAACAAAAAAAATTAAAATATCAATTAAATACTGAGATCACTGTTTATAAAGATATTTTTTATAAGGATAAAAAATATCTTATATACAAAAATAAATCAAATAATATTGCTATTAAAAATAGATTTAAAAATATGAATAATATTAATTTTAAATTAATTAAGGTTGATAATAATATTCAAAATATTGATAACATTAATATAAATAATATAATATTAAATAATAGTAGTAATATTATATTTGAAAAAAATTTAAATATAAATGAAATAGAAACTATAACTGATGATAATATAATATTAGAAAATGCTTCTAATATTAATAATATTTCTATATTTGTTAAATATATTTAGTTATTACTTTTTGATAATATATTTTGAAGATTTATTTCAAATAATTTTGTATCATTATTTTTATTATTCCATCTTTTTATTCTATTTTTTAATTTATTATTATTATTAATATGTTCTTGTAAAATATGTATTTCATTTAATATATTAGATATATTGAAATAATTAATATAATTCTTTAATTTATATACGGTTATGCTTTCTTCATAATTATTAATTATCTCTTTTAAATTATTAATAATATTTAATACATTTATACTATAATTATTTATATTTTCTTTAATATATATATACTCATAATTATTTATTTTTGTATTAATATTATCAATTTTATTTTCAATATCTAAAATATATTCTTTAAATTCATTATAAATATACATGAAAAAATTTAATAATTGTTTTTTTTCATTATAAATATTCCAATTATGATCATTTAAATTATCAATTATTTTTAATTCATTATTTTCAATATTTAAATTATTATTCATAATTGTATATATATATATATATAAATTTATATATTTTTATTATTTACCACAATAATTTTGCATATAAATATAATATAACCAATAAAAGGGTCCTAGTAAAAGTGCAATTAATACGCCTATTACATTTTCAATTTTCGTTTTATTATATCTAAAACAATATATTGACATTAACCATCCTAATAAACCTGTTATAAACCATAATAATGTAAAAACAAATACAAAATATCCTATTATTTTTAATTTATTTTCACTTTTATTAGATTTATTATCATCTTTATCAATTTTACTCCAAGCAATAGTTGTTTTATTATTAATAGTGTTATTAACAGCAGTTTCGATTTCATCATTTTCAGTTTCATTTTCTATAATAATATTATCATTAACAACATTTTCTAAATTTTGAACATCTAATTCTGAATTCATATTAATTTAAGTATTTCTATATTATAAATATAATATTATTTTATTAAGGTGACCAATCATTATCTATAAATTGATTAGTTAAATATGAAACTATAAAAGAATCTAAACAATTATCACTAACATCATTATTTTTAGTAAAACAAAACTTATTTCCTAAAATATAATTATAATCTGGATTTAAATCTGTTGGCCCAGGATCTCCTTTTTCTCCCTTTATTCCATCAATCCCCCTTTCACCTTTTTTTCCTTTTGGACCTTTCAAACCAGGATCACCTTTTTCACCTTTTTCACCTGGATAACATTGTCCGTCAATACCTTTATCACCAGTTTCACCTTTTAATTTATCTAGATTAACTTCTATTTTTGGTAATGTAATAGCTTTAGAATTTGCAGGAGGTTTATATTGAGCAATTATATTTCCTTCTGATATAAAATCAATTTGAATCATATATGCTTTATCACCTTTATCACCTCTTGGTAAATATACATTTATATTTTCTTTATTATTTTTATCAATACTTTGATATTTACCTAATTCTTCCAATGATTCTTTATCCTTAAATATTATAGTAGGTATTTCTTTTGCATTTTCTCCATCTAATCCAGATCTACCTCTTTCTCCAATAATTCCTTTCAAACCAGTGTATCCTATTTTCCCTTCTTTTCCATCAATGCCTCTATCACCTTTAACAGATAATATACATTGTTGAAAACCATCTTCCTTTTTTTTTTTACAGTTATTATTTTCAAATTTTTCAATAATATTTTGCCATTTACCACATTCGCCAATACAACCACTACAATCAAAATTACTTCCACCACCGCCTATATTTTTTTTCCATAAATTACAAAAATTATCCTCTTTTTGTTTATCATAACAAATTATATCACAATTATTTTTTATATTTTTTTCATAATCTAATTCTTTTTTTATTATTTTCGCTTTATTAATAATTTTAATAGCATCTTCAATATTTATACATCTTCTTGATTTTCCATTTTTATGAATATATGTATTGCAACATAAATTTTTACCATTTGGAACACAATTATCACTATTATCACCCATGCCTTTCATACATTTTTGTGTATCTGTTAATTTTTCATTTGATAAAGATATTGGTAATACATTAGTATTATTTTGATATGTTATACACATGTTTGTTGTTGTTATATTATCAAATACTGGATTTGGTTCAGTATAACCAGTATTACCACGTAAACCTTTATGACCCTTATCCCCTTTTAAACCTTTATCACCTTTTACACCCTGTTCTCCTTGTTCACCATCCGGACCGATCTGTTGAAAAAAACAATTAGATTTTTTACCCATCGGACCTTTATCTCCCTTTTTTATAAATACATTTAGTGGGTTTAATTTTAAATTTTCCAAGTTATGTGATTTTATTATACTATTTGAATCTTTATCCATAAAATTTATTGGTATCATATCAGCAATATCACCTTTATTTCCTCTTAAAATTTTTACTTTTGTTATAGTATTATTTTTTATATTATTATCAAAGTTTTTAGACTCATATAAAATCTTATCAGATTTATGATCATAAAATTTTATAGTACCTATTTTTGTATAATTTTTACCACTTTTCCCTATATAACCTGTTTTTCCTTTATCTCCTTTTTCTCCACGGTTTCCATCTCTTCCTATACGACCTTTGATACCATCGTCTCCTGATATATTATAAATACATTCTTCTAAATTTAATTTTCTTCTAGCATTACAAACTTCTTTAATTTTATTAACATATTTTTCTTTAATTTTAGAATAATATATTAATACAATTATTATTAAAATTAATATGAAATATATAATTAAATTATATTTTTTCATTACCTAATAAATAAAAATATATAAAGATTTAACGATTTATTAATAAAAAAGAGAAATAAATATAAATTAATAAAATGTCAACATTTCAAAAAAAACTACAAAATGATAGAAGTAACGAAAAAACATCTAATGCAGGATTAAAATGGGAACCAGAAGATGATAAATATCTTCTTGATAATGCCAAACAGGGTGTTGATATTAAAGAAATCGCTCTTGCTCTAAAAAGAACTGAAGGTAGTATTAAGACTAGAATTATTATTAATATTCTTGGTTTGATGACAAATGATAGAAGTAATTTACAAAATCTATGTAATGAATATGGTGTGACTCTTGATGATATTTCTATGTACGAAACAAAAAAGTTACAACGTGAAGAAAAAAGAAATACTCGCAATACTTATCATTATGATAAAAAGAATAGTTTCCCATCCAATGATACTGCTGAAATTTTGGAAGGACTATCTCATCTAAATAAAAAAATGGATAATCTTTTTGAAAAATTAAATGATATTTCTAAAAAAGTAAATAAGTAAGTTTCATTTAAAATATTATTTTTTATTAATTTAAAAAAACATTAAGTTACAGTTTATTAATTAAAAAAAAAAAATCAATAATTTACAAATAAGTGCTTATATTTAGGACTTATTTTTATTTTATATTTTGCATAATTATCATCATCTTTAATATTTTTTGATTTACATTCATCTAAATTATCACATTCGCATGTTTTATAATTAAATCCATTAGTTCGATTGTAAATCCAATTAAAATCTGCTATATTTTTATTGGATTTACTAAAAATTAATTTACATAATGTCATTGTTTTATTGGTTGCATTTATTTTAATATACATTTTTTAATTCATTTAAAGGCTTCTATTAATATATAAATATTTATTTTTATATCTTATTTATTATATATGAAAAATAAATTTATTATTCTTTTATTATTTTCTATTTTAAATATAATTCATTCTTTTAATTTTAATCATCTTTTTTATAATAAAATAAATATTAATAATAATAAAAAAATTAAAGATATTAAAACTTTACCACTTGATAAATTACCTAATTATAATACATATATTAACGATTATTGGTATGATCCTAGAATACATAATTTCGGTAATATTGGTTTTAATGGATTATTACATGCCATTATTGCCCCTATTGCTTCAAAATTAATTGATTATTTATCATATAGTAATATTAATGTTAGAAAAAAAATTTTAAATACTATTCCTCATAATTATTCAGTTATTGATTTTTGTTGCGGTATTGGATATAGTACATATAATAATAGTATTGGTATTGATACTTCCAATGAAATGTTATCTATTGCTAAAATTATTAATAATAATAAACATTTTATTAATTCAAATGTTGAAAATTATGGTTATGTTAATTCATGTGATATTGTTACTATTATGTTTGCTACACATGAAATGCCTTCAAATGCTAGAAGAAAAGTTATTATTAATGCTTTAAAAAATGCTAGAAAAAATGTTTTAATTGTAGATATTGATCCATACAATTTTGCTACTACACTTATTAATAAACCTCAAAAAGGAGCACAATTTATATCTGGTGAACCTTATATTTTAAACTATATTTTAGAAATGAATTCTGATATTAATTATTGTCATACTACAAATTTTTTATTTTGGAAACTTGAAAAAATAAATATTATTTCTAACCATGTTGTTTTATGGAATTTTACACATAGATTTTAATTTATCTTTGTTAGAAACTATATTTAATAGTAATAATTAATTTTATTATCCATAAGTCCTATCTTGCCACTTAATTTTTCGAAAGTATGTATCATTTTGAGACCATTTCTTCCCGCTACCAGAATCACATACACCATTATCACGTATTGTTGGATTACCGGCAGGATAAAATGAATAATAATTATTACCAGACCATTTTCTTCCATGTTCTTCACAATTAAAATCATCATCATCATACTCCAACGTTCCTCCGTGAAATCTACGTTGCTTATTATGCCCCCAAGGCATCCATGGTGATTCTCCAGTGGCTCGTAGACTCATATTACCATGGTTTTTATAATAAACTACCTCATTATCCCATACTGCATAAGTGTATAAGTTTCCATTTTTCCCACGACTTTCAATCCATGCATATTTGTAATCCCCTTCCCTCGAATGCCCATTCTGGTAGTAGAAGCTCCGCCAATCATTTCCTGCACTCCACGCTTTACAAACAGCATCACTTGTATCACTACCTTCTGAACGGTATTGTCCAATTGCGCACCATCTCTTGCGCTTACAACTTGCACCTCCTGCACAAGTCCATCCCGTTCGAAAATGGTCACTTGGACATGCTGTTGATTTACATGGAGTACAACTTTCTCCAACTTTGTAATGACTTCCATCACACGAAATACATATATTACCCTCGTGCGACGTACACTCTGATCCCGTAGCTTCTCGACCACCACTACAAGAACATGAATTTTGCCTACATTCACCAGGTGAAGTACCTTCACAACCAGTTAAATGTTGACCTGTAGTACAAGAAGGACACGGAGTACAAGTTCCTTCAGAATTACCCCCGCAATTTATTCTATATTCTCCTGCAGGACAAGAAGGACAGTTAACACACTGACCAGGTGAGGTACCCCCGCAATTTATTCTATATCTTTTTTTTCCATTAAAATCAGTACAATAAGCACATGGCATACAAGATGTTGTTTCATTTATGGTGTTTTGATATGTATTTGCTTCACATGCTACGCACTTTGCTCCTACAGTTCCTGCGTTAGCAGTTAATTTATGTCCTACATAACATTGAGCGCACGTATTTTCTGTTTCAGTACTACAAGACCATGTAGCTATTCCATTCGCTTCACATTTACAAGTTTTTCGTGAACACGTCCCTTTAGAACTACCACCACAATTGTTTCTTTTATAATAAGGATTTCCTTGTGGATAGCCACCAGTGAGACATTTAAGATTACTACATGATTGACATTCATCTCTATTATGTCTATCATTATAAGTATTACCAGTACATTCTACACATTTGCCGTTAACTAATCCATATCCTGCATTACAAGTTACACATTGTTCCCTATCACTTTGACTTTTTTTTTTCGTACAAGTACGCTCAGCCGCTTTCCCATTCTCACAAGTACATTCATAACACTGATCGTCATTGCATACACCATCTTCTCCTGATGGTTTAGGTAAAGTTTTATTTCTATCTTCTG